TCCAGTTGTGGTTGCGCTCCAAACTAAAGAGCCTCCGCCTAGCGCTCCCAGGTTTTCTCCACCACCGCCAGTAGAAGGCGTTGGATATGTATTAACTCCCATTATACTACCTCCACTCCGCTAATATGAAAATTCACGCCAGTTGATGACGCAAAAGCTGTTACTGTTTGGTTTGCTGGTAACACTTGCTTTAGGTCAAAGTACGCACTGCTATTGGCAGCAAGGCTTGAATCAGACTGAACTGCTACACCGTTAAGAGAGACAGTAAACGTAACCGCTGCTGTTGTGGTATTACTTACCACAATATTGGTTACGATTGCAGTCGCCGTTGAAGGCGTTGTATATATAGTTGTGCTTGATGTGGATGCAGCTGTTCTAGCTAACACCTTTGAGGTTACAGCCATTAGTTACTGTTCCTTTCCTAGTATCTTTCCATCACTGAATTGATGGCTATTTCGTCTGTATAACTTGTTGCGATATCTACGGTAACGCTTCCAGCGTTTCCACCACCTGTTAATCCTGTTCCAGCAATAACTTCTGTAATATCTCCAGGGTTTGGAGCAATCCATTCAACACCAGATGCCGTTGACGAATTAACGCTTAATACATAACCAGAGGTTGAAGCAACAGTTAGCGATGTGTAAGTGCCAGATGTTGTACCTACAAGCAATACGCCTTTTGCGGTAAAAGAAGATTTATCTACGAAGCTCGATGTATCGGGTGCTACTATTTGCCAAGCAGAACCTGTGTATACTTTCATGGCTGGTATTGCTGTATTGAAATACAGGGCTCCAGAAATTAAAGCGTTGTTATCATTATCTAGAGTTGGGTCTGTTCCTTTTGCCCCAAGGTATCTGTCGTCAAAGCTATCCCAAGCAGCTTCTGCCGATGTAGCAGATGACGCTGCGGATGTTGCGCTGGTAGCAGCTGATGCTGCCGAAGTAGCAGCAGCTGAAGCTGAAGACGCAGCCGATGTTGCAGAATTGGATGCTGATGTTGCCGAGGTTGCTGCTGCGGATGCAGATGAACTTGCATTAGAAGCTTGAGCAATAGCGATGGACGCTGCACTGTCAGCGCTATTTGCTGAAGTGGAAGCAGATGATGCTGAGGTTGCAGCGGAAGTTGCCGATGTTGCTGCCGATGTAGCAGATGTGGCTGCAGCAGAGGCATACCCAGCAATAAGTCCTACAGAAGCTGCAGCGGTGGTAGCTGAGTTAGCAGCTGATGTGGCTGAAGTTGCTGCTGCCGTAGCGCTATTTGCTGCGGAGGTTGCTGATGTTGCAGCAGCTGCGACCTGTGCATCGGCAAAGTCTTTACGTACCGCGTCAGAAGATGATGTAGGTGTAGCAAGGTTTGTAATCTTGAAGCCACCAGCGCTAAGGTTAGTGCCTAGCGTTGCATTTGAGTACGTACCGCCAGATATAGTTGCAGTAGATGTAAATGCACCGCTGATGGTAGCGCCAGCAATAGTTGGAGTATTGAGTACTGGCGAAGACATCGTCTTAACTCCAGTAATGTTTTGAGCCCCGCCAGTTCCAACTACATCACCAGTTACGCCGTGTGCGTTTGTAGCAGCTTCATGGCTGCGAGATTCGCTAAAGTCACGTGCTGACACACCGTGTTCTACAGATGCGCCAATGGAGTGCGCCTTAGCGCCAGAATTGTCTATGTTGCGAGTAATCTGATAGGCAGTACCTACCAGAGCAGTAACCTCTACGATTTCTTCGTTTGCTGTATCTTTTTCAAGGATTAGAGTGAACGGGTATTGTATCGGTAGACCTGATGCAGCAGCCAACTGCAAGCTTGAAGAGGCTGAATCAATCGCGCTAGAGAGTGTTGTCTTAGCAGCGGTCGAGCTGTAATAGCGTGATGGTGATGGCATTTATTACCTCGTATACTGTACGGTGTTAAGGAAGTTGGCTTGTTGCTTAGCAATTTCCTCTTGCAAGCGAACGGTGTACAACTGAAAGATGTACTTCGCAGTTGTGGTTGATGCTCCAGCTTGTACTGGTTGGTCAAGCGCGTCTGCAGATACAGATGTAGCTACAACTTTTCCAGGGTCTACTGTTGACAAAAGGCGATACATCGCACCAAGACGTATTACGTCTTCGCAAGATGTAGGAAGACCGCTTACTGTTAACTCTTGGTCATCAGTGATTACGGTCGGAAACTTTGTATATTGAACGTTAACTGTACGTCCAGGCATTGGGGCTTCTTTGAGGATAAGAGCCTGCTTAATGCTATTGGTTGTTGCATCGTAATAGTTTTTATCTACTCGATACTTTTTAATCAAAGCCCATACTCCAGTTGAATCTGGGACATCCCATGAGATGCCGACGATATCTTCTAGTGAGTCAGGCAAGATATAGGAATAATCAGAACCATTAAATGTAAAGGTGTGACTTGCAATGCAAGGAAAGTTAATACCTTTAATAGTTTCAAGAATCGCTCTCTTAACCTGAGAGCGAGGGAATATTGGATTATTCCTTACAACAGAGCCAGACGCATGACTGGTTGCCGTAGTGCTTCTCCATCCGCGACCTGATGGGTTGCCTGTAGTTCCTAAGATTTGTATAGTACCGCTGTCGGCGATAACCTTCTTTACATACAGAAGCTCATCATCAATTTCTGCAATACCCTTACTTAAGGATGTTGTGTCATCTACCGAGATGGTTACATCTGTTGAGGAGACAGAGCTTGTAATGATTGTTACCGACTCTTGGTTCTTGACGTAAGAGTTAACCTCACCAATGGTCTGCTCGGTAAGTTGATTAAGCGTTGCCATTATGCTTTCGCTGCCCTTCCGATAACGTCAGATGCCCTGACTGCCTTTTGAATATCTTTCATTTTTGTAGAAGCTGGTTGGATACCAAGTTTGCGAGCATCGCGATAAGCGCTTAACTCTTTATCTGTAGTTTTAATTGTTAACGCTGCACCTTCATGGCTGATACCAATGTTGGATGCGCGAGCGCACTCGCCCCATGAGGAATGGTCTTGGGTCTTGCAACCACTTCTACAATTCGACAATGTACTCACCATATCCAGCAGCTGTTAACTCAGCTGCTTCTGCTTCTGTAATTGGGTTTTCGTATCCACCGCGTAATACGCGGTCGTAATCTTTTAATGAGCTATCTTGTGGAGATACGATAGTTGACCAAGTTCCGTTCTTCTTTACCACGGTTTTTGCCCATGGGTAAGAAACAAACCAGAGGTCTTCACCACGACCAAGCTTGATAGTCATTGCTGGTCCACGGAAAATCTTTGCCATTACCACTTAGCCTTATCTGCCCAGTACGCAGCAGACATAGGACCTTTGGCTATGTTCTTAGCGTGACGAGCTTTGAAACTCTGACGACGCTGACGGTATGACTTACCTTCGCCAGCCTTCTTAGGTGAACCACTGACTCCTTGTTGACCAAAGCGAATAGTCTTTACCTGGTCACCAGATTTAGCAACTACTATATGTGATTTTGTTGGATGGTTAGGAGTACGCTTTGGTTTGTTATAACCAGCTACGCCTGCTCGCTTTAGTCTTGAGTCCATTTATTTCTTCTTTACTTTAGGTTTCTTTACGCCTTTGGTTTTGCCAGCTTCGCTCATTGCGATAGCAACGGCTTGCTTGCGGGACTTAACTACTGGTCCCTTTTTTCCTGAATGTAATGTTCCGCGCTTAAACTCGCCCATTACTTTTTCAACTTTAGACTTTTTCATACTAGCACTTGCACTTTGCCTTGCCACACTTCTTGCACTTTTTTGCTGGCATGTTACTTACCTTTCTTAATCTTCTTTGGGGGATTTTTTTTAGTTGGTTTTGTGTAACCCATGCCAGGTAGAATTACGTCATAGTCTGGTGGAAGCTTTGGCTTCTTACCTTTGATAACTGGTTTCTTAACTGCCATTATTCTTCATCCTTATCTATAAAATCTGGTGCTTCTAATTCCCAATCAGGAAGGTGACGAACCATTAGTTCCCACGCTTCACCTTCTGTAAACCCTGCAGATGCAAACGAGTTGTATAACTCGTGTGCTTGATGTGCGTACTCTTGGAGTGGTGTGAAGAAATCTAACGGCAGCTCCTGAGCTTGAGTTTCTTTCTTCTTCTTAGCCATTGAACTCCCTATGTGAAGAGGGGTGGTTGCCCACCCCTCTCACTGCGTAAACTAGGACGCGATGCTTGACTTGGTCTGAATGACGTAACGTGCTTCCTTGCGGTAGACGTTCCATCCGAGTAGACCCTTCCAGCCAGCAGGACGGAAGCGCATCAACTTGTCAGTAACAGGACCGATAACTGTCTTTGGCTCGTATGAAACAGCCTCAACAAGAGCCTGCTTTCCGAGTAGAACAGTTGCGTATACCTTGTTTGCGCCAGAACCTGAGATAGCTTCTGCACGTGGGGTTTCGATATAACGAACCTGGTCGAAGATACCGATTTCACCATTCCATAGGTTGGCAACGCCAGCCTCTGTGTAGGTGTGTGGTAGCTGCCATGCAGTATTTCCATTTGTTGCAGCCTCTGAACGAATGTCGAAGGATACATCTGGGTGGATTAGTGCAGTGTAGAAGCCACCTTCACGTGGTTGTACAGATGCGCCACGAAGCTTAGCAACACCCTTACGTGCAAGAGCTGCAGTTAGGTAAGGAGCTGTTGTGCTTGCAGATACGTTCTCACCGTTGATGGTTGATTCATCAGCAGCAGTTGTACCTGTGTAACGCATTGTTGCAAGAGATGTGAGCTTGTTCCAGACAAGTGCGTCTAGAGAGTCACGCATGTTGAATGACAACATGTCTGCAACAGCTGGGTCAATGTTTGAAATTGACTCAAGAGCTAGACGCTCAGTTGTGATTACGGCATTGCCGTACTCATCTACAACAACGTTAACCTTATCGGTGTTGTTGAGTGTAACTGCGTCTGGGTCTTGTGTCTGGGTTAGTGCGGTTGTCGCACGTGATAGGTCCTTGTAGACCTGGAAGACGACGGTGTTACCTGGGTTTGTTACATCGACTGGACGCTTGTCCGCAAACTTGCGGAACATTGGTTCAGAGCGAAGGTTAAACTCAATGTACTTGTCATACGCCGTCTGAATCAAGTTCGACATTGTTGATGTCGTAGTTGATGTTGCGGGTGTAGTAGGCATTTTTTTCCTCTAACTAGGGTTGATTGTGGACGTATCAGCCTTTGAGTAGATTGCTTAGTTCCTCTGGCGAACTTGCGTTCGCAATTCGAGAAGCTAAGTCGTGACCCACATATGGGTCTACATCTCCATCATCAAAGCCTGACATTTGCTCAAATGCTTGAGCGTCAGGAGATTGCTCTCCTTCTTCAACGGCTTCGATACCAAATGCATCGCCGTATTCGTTTAGCCATTCGGCTACTGCATCCTCGTCTGCGCTGACTTCATCTGGGATGAACTTCGCGATACGTGGGTTAAGTCCGAAACTTTCTAGGATTTCACCAACAGATGCTTCGTGACTTTGTGTCGTGTACTCTGCAAGAATTTCATCGCGTTCCTTAACTTGCTTCTGGAGCGCATCGATTTGCTTGCGAAGTTTCTTGACCAAGTCAGTTCCACTGCCATTGTCTTCATCTTCGAAGTCGTACTCTAGGTATTGTTCTGCCATTGTTTTTCTCCCTTTATTAGTAGTTAAACCCTCTTCGGGTTCTGCACCACACGTACTCCTCAGCAGGGGTACTGATTCGTAGACGTGATGACTGCCAGACTTATACACATCACCAGGGCTGGTCGGTCTGGGACGGATTCTGTTTGTTATACGTCAGGTGTCTTTAGACGTGAACCTAACGATGAGCGGTCAAGCGCGGAGCGCTGCATAAACTTTGCACGTTCTTTACTTGCAAGCTTCTTGGTCTTGATGCCAACTTCTGCACCACCAGTAAGAGCGAGTGCTTCACGAGCAAGGTCTTCTGTACCAGCTTGTTCACCATATAAACCCATGAGTCTCTGGTAATCAGCTTGGTCACGAGCAGCACCTTGGAACGCACGTTCTGCTGCATCTGCCTTACCAGCTTTGGTAATTTCACCAGCGAACTCTTGGCTAATTCCACCCTGCATTCCAGCACGTAGTGCTGCTCCACCAACCTCAGCCTTTGTGTACATCTCTGTAGCTTCGGCTGTGGTGAACTTGAATCGAGAGTTGATAGCGTTAAACGCTTTATCTGGGTCTAGCAAATATGCAACCATGTCATTCTCACTTAGACCGTAGTAGTCTTTTAGAGCTTGCTTGACATTGTTATCTGCATTCTGTAATGCTTGCTTGGCAATGTTAATACGTTCTGCCACCTCAGCTACTGAGGTTCCAAGCTCGCCAATAAACTTTGCAAAATCTTCTGGCTGGTCATAGAAGAATGCTGGCAGTCCAGCTTCTGACATCAGCTCGCGGTATTGATTTTCTGTTGCAATATACTCAGCTGGCTTAAGTAAGCGGTCACCTGGGCGACCCTGACCATCTGCCATTCTCTTACGGATAATCTCGTTAGCTGAGAAGCGCTGCTTGTAAGCATCGCTATTGTAAATACTATTAAGAACCTGTGCCTCTGTAGGCATAATGTTGTCTTCATATACCTTATCAACGGTATCCATTAGGCTCTTGATAAACGCATCGCCAAGTCCTGTATTCTCAAACATCTGCATAACAGAGTCACGAGCGCCAAAGTCTTTGTATGAATCAACTACTTTGCCTTGTGAACCATCGGACATAACCTCAACAACTTCAACAACGCCACCAGTTTTACGAACAGTACGTGTTCCAACAACCTTTGGCTTTGCAGCTTCTGCTGCACGTGCAGCTTCCATATCTGCAATCTGCTTGGTTAATGCAGCAATCTGGTCTATTACAGCCTGTTGTGCTGCATTCTCTGGACCTGCACCACCTGCGCCAGGTGTTGTAGTTGAACCAGTTACAGTTGTATCTGGGCTAGTTGACTTGCTTGCATTAGGGTCTGGCTCTGGCTCTGGCTCAGGTTGTGGCTCAGGCTCAGGCTCTGGTTCGGGTGTTGCGTTAGGGTCTTTCTTAAGTGCATCTGCAGCAGCCTTAGCTGCCTCTAAATCTTTCTTAGCCTGGTCTTGTGCAGCATACGCCTCAACCTGCGCTGGAGATAAACCAGTTACTGGGTCTTTCTTATAGTACGGGTCAATCTCGTATGGTGTTGTAGTTAAATCTGGAGCCTTTGGAGCCTGAGCAGCCTTCTGCTTAGCTTTGGTTTGCTCGTCTACAATCTTTCGTGTAGCAGCAGAATCAGTTGTACTGGCTTCTTTGTCTCTAAAAGACTGAAGAGGTGAAATGGTTGCTTTAGGTGTAGCAGCTGCTGCTTTCGCCTCAGCTACTGCTGAGTAGAAGCTATCGCCACCACCATCTACCAATGATGATACTCTTAATCTTGCCATTTATTTACCCCAAGAATCCAAAGTCGCGGAGAATTGCTTGAGCAATTCCTGTCTTTTCTTCTTTAGCCTGCTCTGTTCTGTCAAACTTTTCTTTGTTGCGACGACCTAACTTCTTTGTATCGTAGATACTCATAGTGGTGAAGTTGCCTTTTTCATCCTGTACGTTTAATGCTCGTTGGACATAGTCATCGTTTAAGTCAAGAGAATCTGGGTCTACTTCCCATGTCATGGCAAGTGCGTTTAGCCAAGGGTTAGCTGCTTGACGCAGTGTCTGACCTTGGTCAATAAACCGTGCAAGACCAGGAGCAAATGACTTTGCTCGCTCTTGTAGTAAGTTATCTACATCTTCTGGGTTAGTTGTTCCAGCTACTAAACCTTTAATGCTGGACTCAAACCACTGACCAAATGCTGTGTTAGACATGGTCTGTGGGAATCCATAATCCCATGCTCGCTGGTATAACTCGTTAGCCATGGTCTCTAACTTGCCAGCCAATCCGTTATAAGTTACTCGACCATCAACAGAGCCAGTCTTTTCAAACTTAATTGAATCTGCCATTAACTTGTTTAGATAGTCTTGGTCAAAGCGAACTACCTTGCCGTCTTTGATAACAACTTGCTTCATCATATTCTGGGCATACTCAACAGCTTGCTCAGCTGTAATGTTGATACCCATAGATGCGTATTGCTTAACAATCTTGCTAGCGTTGAGCTGCAAATCAGCAGCGAATTGACCAGGGTTTGTAGCTCTGTAATAATCGTACGTACGTTGTGTGTCAGTTTGGTCGCGATACCAGCTAGTACCTTTGATGATTGCTTCCTGCAATGCAGGGTCAGTAATCATTGGTCCACCACCGACACCAAGAATCTTATTTAACGCCTCAACCAAGCTTGGGTTGTTAGCCAATACAGCAGCTGCAATACCAAACTGTGCCTGTAGCTGCGCCATTGACAAAGTATCTCTACCTGATGCGTATGTTGAGGATACGCCAGATGCAGTTACTGAATTGTTTCCATATCCTGGGTCATATTGAGTTGTGGTTGGGAAAGCGAATGATGTGTTTGTGGATGTGGTTGCAGTAGATGTTGTAGTTGTAGAAGTAGCTGTGACAGTTGGCTTAGCTGTAACTACAAAAGTTTTTCTATCTTTTTCTTCAGCCATACGGAATCTACCAGGGTCAAAGCTTCCGCCTACAGCTGTAGGTTTCTTGGTGGCACTAGCGCCAGGAATTGTTAGCTTTGTTCCGCTAAATATTGTAGAACCACCCTTATATTTAGGGTCGGTTGTTAGCTTTGGATTAGCTTTCTTGATTGCTGCTACGGTTGTTTTGTTAGCTTTAGCAATAGCAGACAGTGTCTGACCAGATTTAACTGTTACTTTCTTATCTGCCATTATTCAACCACCTGACCAATTGCGTTAGGGTCTTTAAGAATCTTGTTAATAAGACCAAGAACCGTTTTAGTTGCAAAGCTTTCTGCATAATCTGGACGGCTTCTAGCAAAGTTCAATGCATATAGCGCTGGGTCAAACCCAGTTGTCTGGGTTACTTTGCTTTCTGATGTCTGAAGAACTCCACCTTTGCCAGGTGCTGTAGTTGTTGTTGACTCAGATATAGCTGGTGACTTCTTAGCTTCGGCGTTTACGCCAGCTAGGTATGCATCAATCTCAGCGTTGGTAGCTGTTCTACCAACCTCGGATTCAATAACTCTGTTGATATCTGACCCTGCAGATGATGGTGAATACTGAGTAGTCTGAATAGTCTTAGACTTGGTTGTGCCGTACTTCTTACCGCTTCCAGAGTCTGCGTAATCAGATGCGTCAATAACTCCTAGATAGCCAGATGGGTCTCCAGTTGCGCCAGACCCTGGGGTTACTACCCAGTCGACTGCATCTTTCCAAACCTTTTCCCAGCTTTTCTTAGGAATACCAAGAGCTGCTAAGCGACCTGTAAATGCGTCGTAAGCTTTACGTGCTGGTGTTCCCTTTGCTGACTTAGCAGCAACTAACTTAAACCAACCGTATGCCTCAGTCTGCTGCACACCGCGTTTAGGAAATCCAGGCAACTTAATTGCTGGGATGTCCATACTTGGATTATTAGTTGTTGAACCTGGTCGTTCCAAGTTATCTGGAACGCCGTTCTTGTTAACATCTAGTACCATTATTTAGTCACCACAAGTTCTTCGTTTAGTTCGGGTATGCTGTTTAACCATCTATACGCAAACGCAGCGAACTCATCCGATGCAGTTTGTAGAAAGTCATAGTGGAATTGAGAGAAGGTTGCCTTTAGGTCATACTTTCTCTGGTCTGTATTTCCTGGCTCGTCGTATTTGTTTTTGAAATCACGAGCTACTTTTGCCCAGTAAGCAATTTCTTCCCACTTATCGCCTTGCTTAAACGCGTATGAACGCCATGCGGTATCTTCAACAATCTTCTCGATTGTCGGGATTAGGTTGCGCCAGTAGTCTTGACGGTTGTTGTCATACTGCTCAGCCCAGCCTGGGAAGTCTTCGGCAATAGCCTTGACCTTGCGGTCATAGTCAGCCTTGATACCACTACGTTCGTACATAGCTTCTTGAGTAGAGCGGATGCCGTATTGATACATCATTGCATCGCGGTACTCTTGAGCTTGCTGGTATTCGACCCAACCAATACGTGCTTCTGTCTCTGCTCGTACTGACTTCTCGCCGTCGATTTTCTTTCGCTCGGTTATTGGTAGGTCTACAGTTCCTGGGAAATCCAGTCTCTTAAATATTGCTGCAACTTCTGTAGAGTATTCAGAGTTTGTAGTCAAGTCGCTGTCGTAGCCAGAAGAAAGCATTCCTGCATACTTCGCGCCAGAGCGACCGATTGTCTCTAACAATCCACCAAAGTTACGAATAATCTTTATGTCGTTGCGAGTAGCAGCGAACCCTGCGTTATTGCGGTTGCTTGAGCCAATTAGCGCAAGACCATCTACGCCCCAGTCTTTAACCATCTGGGTTGTAGCTTTCTCGTAATCGCCCTTGTACTCTTCAACCAAGTCTGCGTAGTATGTTGTAGCAGCACGAGTAACTGGGTCAAACGCTACAGAGATAGGTGCAGAGAATTGCACTACGCTGCGAATAAACATCATGATGCCAGCAGATTTAGCTGCGTCTCTTGGTGTTGGTGGGTTACCTACGCGACCGTTTCTTTCCCACTCAGAGTATGCAACCTTCCACTGTGTAATGATTTCATCGCCAGCTCTTTCAGAGCCGTCTTTGCCGAACATAAGCTTGAGACCATCAGCAAAAGATTTACCATAACCTGGGAAGATTGTGTTAAGCGCAGTATCTACGTAACCGCCACCCTGTGTTGGGTAACCACCGTAGATAACGCTTGACTCAAATACATCATCGCCTAGCGTGTTACGCATAGCTTGTGCTAAGTCTTCGCCGTACATCTTCCATGGTCCAATGCTGAAACCATCTTTGATTAACTCAGAGATTGTTACAGAACCAAACCAAGATACAGATGGGTCAGCTGTCATAAACTCAAGCTGCTTTGGATTTACTCTTGCGCCACCACCACGCTTATCCATGTAAGGAGACAGTGCGCCTTTAGCCCAACCTGGGACTTTGTCATGTAGTGGAAAGCGAACGCTTACAGATGTTCCTGGCGGTACATCCTTCAGGCTCTTGTATGTATTACCGTCTTGGTCTTCGTATGTTTCAAACTTATCCAAAGCGGTAGCAATACTGTTGTACCAGTAAGCATTCATTGGGTTGCGAGCCAATAGGCGAAGCGCAACTGCTTGTGAGTTGAAGAAAGCCAAGGGGAAGCTCATGGCATAACGTGCTACGTACATACCATTGGTCAAACGACGTGATGAATACAGTGTACGCTCGACACGAGCTAGCGCATTACGGTATGCAACCTGACGCATTTCGTTATTGACAACGCCATCTTTGAGGTCAATACCTGCACGTTCTGCAGCATTAATTAAAGTTCTAAGTTCTTCACGGGCATATGACAAGAACAGCGGGTTACGCGCCATTCTGTTTTCAGAATAGGCAAGTACTTTCCATGCTGAGTCAAGTGCGCCTGAAGCGTAAGCCAAACCTTTTTCTGCTTTGTTAAGGTCGCTTAGCTTGATGCTTGGTCCATCAATTGACTCAAGAAGGTCTGGTCTACCAGCTAAGGTAGCCTCGATTTCTTTCCAAGTTACGTTTCTATCTAGGATAGTTGCACGTAATCTTTCGTCAGGATACATGCGGAACAGCTTGTCCTGAGTCTCGTCAATCCAACCAGCAAAGTCATCACGGGTCATTGGACGACCAAAACGTGATTCCATACGACGGCGGTATTCTTTACCTGCTGGGCTGTATAACCACTTAAGTACATCAGCCTGCTTGTCACCACGAAGCATCATGCCAACAGGCATGTCTAGTTCGTTACGAATCTGTCGGTTAGCAATATGTGCCAACGCGTTCCAGTATTCTTTTCCGTCGCTTCTTTTAATCTTTACAAATCTTGTACCGTCGTAGCGAACACGACGTGCAATCTCTGACTGCATAGAAGCTGAGTAGAAGTTCTGGCTGCTGTCAACCTCGTTCATGTACGCGCCTACGCCACGAACGTTAGGGTCAGCCAATCCAGCAATGGTGTATTTCTTACCGCTTGCGCTGGTAATTACTTCTTCTTCCATTCCAAGTGACTTAGTGTTTCTCAACTCGGCTTCGTCAAAGACGATTGGAATAAGCTTCTCACGTTCTGCTTCAATAAGTTTGGCGTAGCCATTCATCTCATCGGCAGCTTTATTAAGCGTATTATCAGCTGCGGTATATGAACGCAACGCGTCATCATATGCATCTTGTGCTGCGTGATACGCTGCATGAATCTCTGGGTTGTCTGACTTCTCAGCACGAGCAGCTAAACGATTACGTTTAGCAGCAGCTTGCTTTAGTAGAGTCTCAGCGTCATCGGCTATCTGCTGTGCAGATTCCCATGCAGAAACCTTTGGCTCCATGTCATAACGGAACTTCTTGATGTTGGCACGAGCTTGCTTCTCAACTTTACGAGCGTTAAACTTAGGGCTACCAGGGACAAACTTTTTCAAACGCTCAGCACGTAGCGAGCTGTTGTATAGGAAGTTTGACATACCAGGTAGTGAGTTGCGTACAATCTCTGTTGACTCAAGCGCCATGCTTGCACGGGCAATAGGGTCAACCATGGAGTTCTTTGGAATGTATGCAAGACGTAGCAAGTTTAAGTTGCTAAACGCCATGTTAGCTAAATCTAGGAACTCACCGATACGCATAAATGTTTCTGCACGACCAGCACGGATAGCATCGGCAGGCTTAACATTGCCAACACCTTCACGACGTAGATGGAAGATTACATCTCGCTCTAGCTTTGCGAAGTCAAGCATTGGTAATGTCTGAGCTTCGTTAGCTACTGAGATAAAGTTCTGTACGTTTAGTGAGCCATCTTCTGGAACGTAACCGTTCTTGGCTGCATATGACTTTAATGTCGAACGGCTATCACTAACACGTGAATGCCATGACTTCATGGTTGAGATAGCCTGCTCCATCGAGCGAACATCTTGGAAGTCAGTTACTCCGTAACGAGTAGCAAGACGTTTGAGCACTTCCTGCTCAATCTCGCCTAGGACGATAGCACGTGTCGTATCATCCTGAGCGCCAAGAAACTTATTAACCATGTCGCGTTTGAAGTTAGCGCCTTCAGCGCCCTTCAACATCAAGATACGGTTTAAGTCAGAACGTAAATCATTTGCTGCTTCGAACCGACGTGGGTTAGAAATATTAATATGTCCTTGAGGACGACCAGAACCTGTCCATGCAATAACACGGATAAGGCGGTCATACGGCTCAGACTGGTACACCTTAACTTTCCAAGCGCTGTCAGCGTCTTGACCAAATAGCTTTAGGTCACCGAACTGTGCTTGGTTAGTAATCTTTTTGCGAGCTAAATCTACTGACTCAACAGATGCATACTTGCCTGGACGATAGCTTTCTAGTACGCCCTTCTTGGTCTTCTCAAGAAAGTCATCAAGAGCGTTAGCAAAGTCTCTGTCTGTTGCCTTCTTAGCATCAATGATACGTTGATAACGTTCAGTTAGCTTAGGGCTAATCTCATCAATTCCTACATCAGCAAAGCTGGATATAGGCTTAGTAATCTCGATACCGTAGTTATCTAGGTGGTCAGCTTTAAGTGGATTCTTTTCAAAGAAACGCAAGAAAGCTGCAGTGTCACCACGTTCTGCTAGTAGATAATCTGCCACATCTTGGTGGTTATCTAACCTAGATAGAATAGTTGCGGTACGGTATGGGTTAGCAGTTTCAGAAACCAATGGGTTTGCTGACAACTTGCTCAAATCTTTTTCTTTAACTGCATCATCTACAAGGACAGATAGACCAGTACGTGAACGTTGTTCAACAGGTAGAGCTTGGTCTGCAACGATATCAGTTAGTTCCGAACGGAACTTGTTCATATCCTCAGATGTAACAATCTTCTTAGGTCCAACGACCTTCTTCGCGCCAGCGCGAGTAACCGTTCCTACACCTTTACCACCGATAGCAGCTAATGCTAAATCAGTAGCACCTGATGCAAAAATACCCAACCATTCATCACGGAACGCTTTGTCGCGCTTCTTGTCATCAAAGATATCGAAGTCGCTGTCCATAAACGTTGGCGTAATACGGTCAGGTAAAATAGAACCTGCAGCTTGACCTACAGTTGTAGCAAGTGCTTGACCCATTGAAATCTTTTCAGCTTGCTTCTTAGCAAACCTAAAGCTTTGGATTGGGTTACCTTTGTTAACTGCAAGTGCCTGCGGTGTAAGCAACGCGGTAGATATACCTTGTGTTAACGGCTGGACAACATACTTACCTGCAAGCTCTAATGCTTTTGTTGCTGGGTTTACAAACCAGCCAGTAAGCTTATTTTGTTTTCCTGCCTCAATAGCACCAGCAACCTTTGGCATGATAGCTTGTTCAGCTTTGCCAACTTTGGTGTTATCTACTTGCTGCTTCTTAAACTTATCAACTTTGGATACGGGAGGAGCAATAGGGTCATCACCGTATAAACCCATATCAGACCATAGGCTCATTTGGTGTTACCTCCTCCTTCGCCGTCAATTCCTCTAGTAATGCATATCGGTCATCGTCGGACTCAAAAGGAAGTTTTGCTAAATCCCATGCAATAGGAGCCATCTCAAAACCAAGGTATTCGAGGTTCTCCTCAAACTTCCTTAGTATTTTCATTCTGATTGACTCCGTAGGTATTTAAGAAAAGCTTTCATTGTTCCAGAACTTTGTGGTGAATCTGCGTACTGCATCATCAACGGCATGTACTTAGCTAGCTTAGATAAATCTTCTAGCTGTGTATCTATAGGACCTTTAAGTCCTAAGATTTCGCTACCTGGTCCTGGACCTGCATCGACACCAGCTGTAACTGGTTCATCTGGTCTACGAGTTGGTGCGTTAAATGGAATGACGCTAGCCATCGGGTTAGGTGCTTGCTGATTAGACTTCGCCATAGGCGCTGACATCTGTTGTGCCTGGAATTCCTTTTGCTCACCATAAGCAGCATTAGGAAGTCTTCTCGCGCCTTGGCGGTCAGTACGTTTAGCAAACTTACCTGGACCTGATGGCTGCATCATTGACATTTATTTACCTACTTCTTTGGAATTCTTACTTTTGTTCCTGACCAAATTGCAGAACCCTGCTTATATTTCTTTTCTGTCATAAGCTTTGGGTTAGCTTTACGGATATCAGCTAGTGATACACCAGCATTCTTAGCGATACCTGACAAGGTGTCGCCTTTCTTTACTGTGTAAGATGAGCCAACCTTTGTTGTTGCTCCACCAGCTCCGACAAATCGTCCTTGTCCAGTAATACGTGGCTGATTGCTACGTGCTTCTGGTCCTGGTGTCTTACCTTTGGCAGCTTGTTCTTTCTTCTTATCTGCTGGTGTTTGCACTAATGCTTTTAATACTGGCTTAGCTAATGCCGCTGCTGTCAAAGCCATGCCGACACGACCGCCGATAACCTTGCCAGCTACACGTCCTGCACCTTTGAGTACTGCAGCAGCTCCGCCTTTCTTAGCAGCAGTAGTTGCTGCTTTCTTTGCGGTTGTAGCTACAGCGCCTTTAGGACGAATTGCTACAGCTTTGCTGGTAGATGCTTTTTCTACAGACTTCTTTGCAGCTGTTTTCTTCTGTACAAACTTTGGCTTTACTGTACCTTTAGCTGCCTTTTCAGGCTGTACGTTTGTAATGCTATAGACTTTAGCATTCTTAGCTTTCTGCATATCAAGATACTTACCTGCTTTAGCAGGTGCAGCTGGCTTTGGCTTTTCAGTTTTGCCAATCTTTTCAATTACTTTAGCTTTTTCTGATGATGTTAGCTTAGTGCTTTTAGCTACACGTTCTCTAGCATCAAACTTTGCTGGGTCTGCTGCACGAAGTTTTGCCATACGCTTATCTTCTTTAGCGACTTTACGTTGCAAAGCATTTTCTTGACGTGGAGTTAACTCACCATAAGCAGGTTTGTTGGTTGCTAAAATTTTCTTTGCATTTGATTCAGATATGCCAGCTTTTTTCAATTGCTCTAAGCGACGTGCGCCGAGTGCGGTTGGTTTGGCAGCTTTCTTAGCAGGCAACTTGGTTGTCTGCTTCTTTGGCTCTGAAGCTGATTGAAGCAATCCTGGAGCTCGCTTACCTTTGCTTTCGGCTTTGGCAGCTGCATTCTTTTTCATGATTTCTTCACGTTGTGCCTTCATACGTTCAGCACGTGACTTGGCTTTGCCTTCATCCATGTCAGCTTCTTCGCGGAACTTACGTAACGCTTCTTTGCGTTCACGAGCGATACGCTCTTTAGCTGTTTCATCTGGCTTTACGAAAACCTTCTCACCTTTATCTGTGGTGAGGTAGCCTTTCTTGGATTCTTCTTTCAGTTCCTTGAATAACTCACGGTCTTCAGCAGAATACTTTGTCATAGGGTCGCGACGACCCGCCTTTGTTTTGCCTGGAAACGCTGCTTTGGCAGCGGGTTTGGCTGCTGCTTTAGCTTGGCGATACTTCTTCGGCATCTTCTTACCTTGTTTCGCCATGGTTATCCTTACTTAAGCTTGTTCTTGTTACCTTTAATGCCTTTTGGTGCTTTTGGCTTCTCAATTGCGCCTAGTCCTACGCCCTTGCCACCATTCTTCTTGCCCTGGTGTCCTGGGTGAACTGGAGCCTTAGCTGCCTTTCCTTGCTTTCCAAATGCCATTTTCTTCTCCTTATGCTGGGATTTGTCGAGTTACTCGACCTGCTAGTACTGGGTTGCCTGAACCAGTTAGACCTGCCAATAGTTCTTGCATTGCTGGTCTACCTTGTGGCATCTGTGGCATACCGCCACCTTCGATACCTTCTTCTGGTTGCATCATTTCTGGTGCTTCAGGTTGTTGTGGTGCTGGTTCTGGCTTAAACGCTTTAGCAACCGCATCTTCTAACGGTGTGCCTTTTTTACGTTCATCAATTACTGCAGCCATCTTTTCAACAACTTTCATTGGGTCTTGACCCTGCATCACCATTTGTGGGATAGCAGCTGCAAGTTGCGATACAGACGCTTTTAGCGAATCACGCATTTCCTCAATGTCAATTGCTCGCTCTTCTTCTCCAGCGTTGAGCGAAATCGGTAAGTTGCGACGAAGCATTCCACGTGAGATTAACTTGTCGCCTCGTGCTTGAAGACCCCATACCAATGCACGGTTAGGGTCAAGTCCTGCCATCAAGCCGTATTCAACTGTTACGCCATAGCTGCCGTTGATATCGGTTGATGGTTTGTATTTTAGTTTGTATGGTACGCCGTTGGCTGTTGCAGATACTTCGCGTGTAACTTGTGGGAAGTATGCTTCATCGGTAGCAAATGCGATAGATATTGCTTCGCCAATTGCTTCGCCAAGGATTGATTGAATAACTTTGATTTGTGAATCGAATCCAGCCATAAGTGCCTTGACACCTTGACCAGTTACGATAGAACCTTCTGCTTGTCCTGCACGTGCTTGTGGGAAACGTGTTCCCAACTTCATTTCATCAGCGAGAACATTGTTCTCAGCAAATGCAAATTGTGGTACGTCGAGGTTTACTCGACGAATCTTTTCAGGGCTGTTCGAGCGGATGACAGCATCAGGACCAACAGGTAGCTGAACAACATCGGTGGGAACAGTAAGAGGAGCTTCAACAGACTTTTGGACAGCTTCCATAGTAAGAAGTGCAAGACGCGCTTTTGCTGCGTACACAGGCAGAACGTCGTCGAATGAGCCTCGCACTTCGCCATCCAGCGAAGGACGTTGAGCAATCGCAATTGGGACTCGACCGATTCTGTTAGCAGTCTCAGCAAGGACAACACCTCCACGTTCTGGAATAAACATTACGGTGCGACGTTTGTCCATCCAACGAACTACTTCAAGTAGTTGGTTTTCATCTGCACGTTGTCCGAATGCACTGGTCTGTAAAATTTTATCTGCAACTTCTGGGAACTGTGCTGCTAGGTCTCCAGCTTTGCGATAGTAAGAACGGCAGTAAACAGTTACTTCACCGAATCTATCTCTATCATAATAAGCACCCATGGAATTCTCGACATGGATGTGAGGTCTATTTTCTTTGAAGTTAGGTTCTACTCGGAACGCACAGAATCCGTAGGTTCCTAACTGGTCTGCGCCACGCAGAAGCTCTGTACCTAGGCGAGAAGATGCGACGTAGTAATTCGCAATCTTTGTTCTCTTATCTGCTTTGGTACGCTGGTTATCATCGAGGGATGAATCACCAGCTGCTGTGATGGTAGGTAGTACACCTGCCTGCTCAGCAACATCGCGAGCAACCACATCAATCAGGTTGGCAATAATAGGTTTAGACCATGCTCCCTCTGGGAACAAACCGCGGAACACCTGGTCGGCATTACCAGCACGTACCATGGCAACGTCGCGCATACGCTTGTCGCGTTCAGCGTTACGAGCTTTTAATTGCTCATAAGCATGTACAAGTTCTCTCATATCCTACAATCTCACTATTCGCTGGGCAGCAGCTAAATCATCTAAGTTGACAATGTATCTGTCTTCGATTTGCTTTTGTGAAGTAAATTCATTTCTCATAAAGCTTGGTACATTTGAAGCTGTAAGCAATACATCACGGGCTACGATTTCACAGAACCAGAGCGCCATAACAGCGTCCATCTTTAATCTCTTGCCTTGTACTCCTGGTTGCCAAACAACCAGCTGCTCAATCAATTTCTTCACATGTTCATTACGTGAAGAATCTGGTAACTCAATCATGTTGTCACCAGCATGCTTCAAATTGTTATTGTTGCCGTCACGTTTGATAACGGTTCCGAATAACGGAGCCAGAGAAGCTACACCAAACTCTGGGTCTTGTTTGTTATTACCTGTGTAGTGTGGGCGGTATGCAATACCGCGGGTGGATAAGAAGTTTCTAATCTCCTCATCCTGCGTTAAGAAAAGCTGAAACGCATTGGACTCAACAATTACAGTGTTTGGTTTGTAAGCGTCTGTCCATTCTTTAATCAGAGAGCGAATCGCTGCAGGTGTGGGGCTGCTCATGACGTGAACGTCCATGACATAGCGCTTGTGTGTTCTGCGGTCGACTGCGTAAGCTACTGCTGCGGTGTCACCAGACATGGCAGGGTCAATACCGATAACTCGGTAGAAGTTGCCAGGTGAATCTGGATGACCAGCAGCGCCTGCAACCAGCGCACCCGCTTTTCTCATTCCATTGACTGCGCCTCTAACGCACAGCGGGTCGAAGATTGCATTCTCTGCGATATCGAGGTTCTGGTAAACCAAAGACCACTTTGAAGGACCAGCCTCATTGCGGACCGCTGTTAGACGCGGTCCAGTCCAGCGGTCATAGTAACCATTCTCATCTGGGACATCATCCTCAGTAAGTGGTTGCTCTGACTTAGCCCAAAGGGTTTTCCAATCCTTCGGGTCTTCTGCGTACTCAAGTACAGCAGGCATGGACAAATATGACCACGGTACGATTCCGTCCGTGTAATGCGCTGGGTTACGAAGTTCTTTATATAAGTCGGTTGCAGATACGCGAGTACCGACTACAAGAAGCTGACCGCCTCCAGGTGGGAGACGAGATGCAACTTCCTGGCGAATCCATTCTTGCTGCTTAGCCCACTCTCCAGCGTTAGAGAGAGTGACCACGTCGTCAAGTACGATTAAATCAGCACGAGCACCGTAGACTTGACCGCCCATACCGATAGCTTCTATGGTTGGGTCTTTAGCATCTGATTCGCGGACATCCGCTCCCAGATAAATCTTATTAGCTGACCATTGGTCAGCGGTTGCTTTGTATCCGTCGGTAGGACCGAAGGCAGCTTGTAGGTCAGCGTAGCGAGGATGCGTAAGTCGTTGCTTGATTGCGTACAAGAACTTCTTAGCTTGCTCTTGGGTTTTAGAAATTACGATGACATTGATGTTTGGATTTTTAACTACTCGGTAAGTAACGTAGTTAATCGTGATGGTCATGGTCTTGGCATGGTTTGGGGGAACATTTACCAATAAACGAGATAGACCAGCAGAACCTTTTTCGTAGGTCATAGCTGGCTGTAGCCAGCGAGGTTCTTTACCTTCCAACATATCGACCACATTAAGCATGTGGTCCCAAACTTTGGCTCCCAGGTATTTCTCAGAAAAGCTCGCGAAGTCGTTTAGACCAGAGCGAGCGTCTTCAGCCAGGTCAGAGGTTCTTAACCGAGCATTATCAATATAGGCAGCGAAGCCATCAGCTTCGCGTCGCTGGGTGTCGTACCAGGAGCGAGAGCGACCAATAACTTTTAGTCCATCGGCTATGGTGCGCCCTTGGCGTACCAAGTCGATAAGTTCTTTCCTGGCTTCTTCGGGGGTTAAATTTCTTTCCAAGTTGTCTCCAGTACCTGTAGGGGTCTACAGGGGGATAGACAGAGGTATCCCCACTTTATTTTTTACCAAGGCAAGGCAGGCGTGAAGCCTGCCGTTTACGGCTTCGTGGAACTCAGCCGTTACACTTATATAGGGGGCTAGAGCTTCGGCGTGTTTCAAGAGGCAAATCAAACTTTTTTTCTTGGTATAACAAAAGTGTTGGTCAGACCCTAGTTTCTGGTGAAAATTTTTTGGTTGATAGTGGGGGGTGGGGAGGCGGTGGGGTTAAAAACCCGTGGGGTAGCCTAGGGCGCGAGC